ACATCTCCTTGAATATGCTGTCCGTTATCATCAGCCAATAATAAATCGCAACTCCAAGCATCATGTCCTTTTTTTTCAAAAGCCGATCTTACTATGCCTGAAAATTCACACGCAATTAATATCTTCACTTTTTATTTAAAATATCTCTAATCGCCGCTACGTCATTTCCTTTTACAACACCTTTTCCCATGCTGTCCGGATATTCTGTTTTATTCTTTTCTTTTTCATTAATCGCAATAACTAACGCCTTAAATGGATCAGTTTTCCGATCGTATGTTTTTTTGCTTTGTACTACACGCTGTTTGTATTTTGGTGTGCGTAAGTCTTTAGCTACAGGGTTTTTTTTCATAAAAATTTCCGTAAGAGATTTGTGTTGCAGTTTAAATGGGTTACAATTTTAATTACAGAGTCCGACGGGGGTCCCTCGGTTCCTAAAATTTGGAAAAAAAAATCAAACCAATCGATATGGAAAGTTTTTTGAAGGCCACCTTACCTTTTCCAATGCTGAGTACAATCTGAGTAATTATAGCTTACGATAACTTTAATTATCGTAACTTATCTTTGTTCTCTCACGAGAAACTTTGTGTAAAAAAAAGCAAAGTTTGTATTATTTATTTATAAACCAACAAATACTAAACGTACTTATCTCTATTAACTTACACAAACATATTCTTTTCAAACTATTTTCAAACAATTTCAGCATCAAAACGTCTAATACTGTATGAATAAAGAATACAAAGAAGAACTAAGAGATATATTATCTACGTCTCCAATGTGGAAAGATTTAGATAAGTTCGAACAAGATAGAATAATAAATAAGTTATTAGATATTATTGAAACACAATATTGTTTAAAGAATAATAAATAACTTAAATTACTTTTCCCATTCTATTGATAATGTTTGACCATTACTATTAGTTAATGAAAGCTGTTGTTTATCACTACCATATACTTTTGGTTGTAGTTTACTGGCTTTGAACTGTTTATGTTCTGTCCATATGTCTAATGCTTTAATACTAGCCATATCCATTTGCTTGTTTGTCGCTTTATCAATTGCGTCTCTAGTTACTGTTTCAACGTCATCAAAGGTATAATCTATTCCGTCTTGTTTTGCTTGTGCGTATTTAGTTCTTAAATCTTCATCTTTAATTAACCATGCTCTCCAAGTTGGCCATGTTATGTTTTCAGACTCGGTTGCTGATCGTATAGACTCTCCACGAGCAAGACGTTCAAGTATATTCTTAACGATTGTCTTACTGTATTTACTAGGTCTTCCTGTTTTCTTTTCCATTAATGTATTGTTTCATCTTTGTTGGGTAACATTTCGTGAAACCTTGTATCTTCTTTAAAAGACTCGGCAAAATCTAAAGCTTCGTGTTCATTATTAAAATTAGAAAAATGTATGACGAGTTCAGGCGTATTTGTTTGTGGATTATTCAGTAAAAACATTGTGCAAATAAGATTACTGTTGTCTAGTAAATGTCTCATATAATATTTCTTTTGTCTGATCGTATGTAATATTTTGATCTTGTTCTTTTAGCTTTGTATAAACAAATAACACATAATCTGGATGTAAATCAGCAAGATCACAAACATACTTAAAGTCTTTATGTACTAACCAATATGTTGCTTCTCTATGATGTTTGCTGTTAATCTTGCGATCATCATAAAATAGATTAAGTGCATCTAATAACCCTTGAACAATTACGCTTATGAATAGTTTGGTTTCATTAAGCATAAAAAAAGCCCTCGATTTGAAGGCGTAAAAGTTTATTAAAAATGTTGTAAGTCTAGGCGAAATTCTAGAACTTATACATTTGTTATCATTTACGTTTTCTCTTTCGTAGTAGAACAAGACAAGAACTTTAAACTTTATAATATTCAATAAGTTTATCTAAACATTCTCTAAACTCATCCATACGTTTTCTAGCTGCCTTATTATCTATAATAACGTACCAAGCTATGTCTGATAAATTTCCTAAATATTTATTAACTTTTCTAAATTTATTTAATGAGTCTAATTGATGTGATTGAAATTCTTGCATAGTACCTGTTGATCTATCTTTATATCTCATTGTAATTGTTGGTTGTAATCCAGCGTGATAGCCAGTAATTTCAAACTTACTTCCTGCAATAAAGCGTCTTGAATTATAATCTCTATCTTTAATATCTAATAAATTTCTATGATAATAATTTTCTAATACTGAATTATTTACTTTTTCTATGCGTCTGCCACCATTTGCTTTGCTAAATGCTAATCTAAACTCAGCTTTATCAACTAATCTTATTATTTTTTTATCTATTCTAATTAATTGTTGTGCGCCATAATCTGATATTTCTTGTTTTTTCTTGTTTTTTCTCTTTTTTACCATTTTTTAAATTCTTCTTCTGTTATCAAATTTTCTTTTCTCATTTGTCTAACCATATCATCAGATATAGCAGTTGATCTCATGCCTTTTTTTACAAAAAATACATAATCTTTGTAAGATTTTCTTGGTGTGGTCTCAAAATTATATGTTTCTTTTTTAACTGATATTTCTTCTTCCCAACGTTCTTGATTTAACCATGTAGAAAAATGAGGAATAAATTTAGGATCAGCAGTATTAGAGCAAAGTTCGTTATATTTCTTAATTAATGTTTCTTTATCAATATCAAATGCTTTTTTTAAATATGAATTAAGAGCAACAATTTTTGATCCTTTTTTAAATTTTAAGTTTGGCCATATATCATTATTAAATATAGATATAGATTCAGATTCAGATACTGTGTTGAGTCTTTTGTTTAGCTTGTGTTGAACGTTTGTTCATAACAGACATCTTGCCAGCCATACTTTTATTCTTAATTGTTTGTATTTCGTTGTTAAAATCGTCTAATTGTCGTTGATTATGATAGCGATTATCAACTAAAATAAACTTTTTATTCAAAACTAACGTTAAATCGTGCTTTAATTCTTCAACTTTTTCTGGATTTTTGTCATAAACATTTACACTTAAACATAATTCATCAAAATCATTTGNTAAACCACGACCATTTTCCATACCTGCCAAGCAAAATAACGTAAAATATATGCCTTTTTGTTGATGTGTTAGTCCTCTACAACCATTTAAAAAATCACTAAAATATAATTTTGTCCAAGGAAGTTTAATGTTCATTTTTCTTTTCCCATCTATATTTTAATTCACTATAAACATCTTGCCATGCTCTATTGGGTCTTGCTCTCCAACCTTTTGCATTTTTTGATAATGGTTTTGATGTATGTACGTTTTTCCAACCAACAGCTTTTAAACTAGAGCCAGACTCACGAGCCAAAGTATATGTTAAAATTTTTTTACCACCCATTTGTTGCCATATTCTCCACGATCTTCCATAAAGAAATGAACAAGTATTTTTAGGAGCATTTTCTAAAACACAGCATCTAAGGACTTCAACAGTAAACATATCATCTAATCGCATTGTTATTGGTCTTCCAACAACAGCAACTCCAACTAATTTATTATTATATTCTGCTCCAATAGAAAATTTACATCCAACAACTCTTTTATTATGTCTATGATGTTGAGTTATAAATAAATTTGCAAATTTTAATGTTAAAGGAACAACAGTAAAATTCATTTAGGGACCCCAATATATTCATGCGAGTAACAAATTCTGTTCATGTGTCTTAATAAAGTATCTTCACGCTGTAATAAGTTTCCACCTGAACGAACTCTCTCAATATCATTCATATATGCTTTACTTACATCTTTTTTATTTGATGATGTTGGTCTCCACTTATCGCTATGTTCTCTATATTGACCCAATCTAGGATGTGCCGTTTTACTAAAAAATCTTATGTTTTGTCTTAAATATNACTCTCCTAACCATTCAGAAAATCTGGCACCTATTCCTAATCCTTGAAAGTCTGGTAAAATCACNAGTCTATGNTCTCTCCAACATTTTTCTTTTATTGTTCCTGTTGGAAGAGGAATTGCTGACTCGAATCCAACTGGGTTTCCTTCCCAGATTGCAATCCAACATCTAGCACTTCGATTAATGTCTCCTGTGAGATAGTGATTTTCCCTGAACAATGACCATATTTCGATTGAGCAAGGAAATATTTCCAAAACGATCTTGGGTCGCCTTTCCCACCTCCTTCCAACAACTTTGTTGGATGTAGTGTCAAAAACCCAATCTGGCTGTAGCCAATCTATAATATCATAATGACAACTAGCAAAAACAATGTTCTTTAAATTTTGTTTTTTTATGTACTTACCTAACGCATTAGCACACGATTTAGCTACATTACGATCAACAACACTTGTAAATTCATCTATTACAGCATTGTCTTTAAGTCTTTTTGCTAAATCAACTCTAAACTTTTCTCCAGTTGATAATACATGATAAGGTTTTAACCAACTAGGAATAGTATTAAATCCAACAGCACTTAATTTATCAATAGCTTCATCATGCGTTGCAAAATGAGAACAAACAGCTTTGTTATTATCCCATTCAATAGTTTCTTCTGTATTAAATTCTTGTAATATGTTTGATTTACCACTTCCTGAGGGACCCACAACTAAACCCACATTAAAATCATCTACTGGTTTTTTAAATCGTGGCATAGTAAAAGTAATTTTTCCATCAAATTCAAAATCAAAAGCTGTCGTAATTTCTTTTGTAATACTGTCTTGTTGTACTGTTGATGAAAGAACTTTACTTTGTAATAATTCTTTTTCTTGAAAGAGATTATTCATGTATTGGCTCTTTCAATATTTGTATTGATCTATGAGTGTATCGTTTATAATCAATAAGTTCTTTTCTTTTTAAAACATAAACATAACGATCAACGTTGCTTGTACTACTAAAATTACAATTTTCGGCTATTTCTCTAAAAGTAGGTGCCTTTTTGTTTTTTTGTTTGTAATTTTTAATAAAATTAAAAACTGTTCTTTGTTTTTTTGTTAAATAAACATCTAATTCTTTTGTTTGATTACACAAATTACAATGAACTCTCATAAAGAGAACATTTATAGAAATTTCAAAAATAAATCGGCGTTAATATTTTCGTAAATTTGCTTAAATTTGCTTACAACTTTTATTGACGAATATAATTATTTTTTTTATTTATAAGAAACCGATCAATCCTTTTGATTGGGTTAAATAAAATGTTGCTGAAAGTGGCTGGAATGAGTCCGGCCACTTTTTTATTCTAACCAATAAGAACTAGCTGATACTTGTCTGTTTAAAGGTCTTGCTTTTCTGTTTTTATTTTCTTGTGTTAAATCACATTCTTTTAATTGAAGTTCTTTTATTCTAATTAATTTTTGTATGATTTTATCACTTATGTTTTCATTATTATTAACAAGTTTATTAAAATGAAATTTATCTACGTTTATTATTAAAGCTATTTTTTTTTGTGAAAAACAACTACGTTTTATTGCTTGTTTTAATGTGTAAAGCATTTTGTGGTTATAACATTATTCCTTAGAATACCAATCTTTTCTTAAATTTGCTTAAATTTGCTCAAAAAAATACTTGAAAATAGGCAAAACTACAAATATTGACCTTTTTTGTAGTTAAAAATCACAATTTTATGCAAAAGTTGTGATTATAAAAAAGGAGGTATTTATGCCAGAATTACTACCAGTTGTTGTTAATCAAACGAGAATTATTTGTACTCGTAATGATTGGCTAAGAATGGATCGTGAAGATGCTGTTAAAAAAGATTGTAAAGAACGGAGAACTAATCCTCCAAAATTAACAGCAGTACAAAGACAAATAATTAATCGAGTAACGTTGCAAGATGAATAAATTAAATAATTTGTCATGTAATTTTACCGCCGTTTAATTACATGATGATAAGGGGCGTAAGCATAAGTCAAAAATTATTTCATATAATCCTCCAGATTAAAATGAAACTTACGCCCTTTTTTACCAATTATAAATATGTGAAACTTAGTTGGGAATGTGAAACTTGTATGATGAAAGTAAAAAAATGCCAACAGTAGATTATAAAATAGACAATAAAAAAGTTCCAAGCGTTACTACAATTCTAGGAAGATTTAAAAACGCAACAGGATTATTAATTTGGGCAAATCAAATAGGATTAAAAGGTCAATTATATCAAGATGAATTAAAAAAGCTGGAGATATTGGAACAGCTTTACATGATTTAGCAGAAATACATATTAAAGAAGAATATTACGAACTTCCACAAGATGAAAAAGTTAGAAATTGTTTTAATCAATTTTTTAGAATGGTGGGATAATAATAATTATAAAGTAACTTGGACAGAAAAACATTTTTGTTCAGAAAAATATTTATATGGTGGAACTCCAGACTTACTTGTTAATGAAAATATATTAGTTGATTTTAAAACAAGTAAGGGGATCTACCCAGATTATTTAGTACAAGGATCAGCATACGCAAAATTAATTGAAGAAAATGAAAATAGAAAAATAGATAAATTTATAATTTGTCGTTTTCCAAAAGACAATTCTCAAACAGAAATAAAAGAATTTTCAAAAGAAGATTTAGATAATGCGTTTAGTTATTTTGAACTTCTAAGAAAAGCGTTTGATTTAGATAAGCAAATCAACAAATTAATAAAAGCAAAAGGCAAATAATGAGTGAAATAACTAATCCAGTATCTAACGCAATTAATAACGTTATGTTGGAAATAAAAAAATTAGAAAACTCAGAAACAAATGAGTTTGCTAAATATAACTATGTAAATATTGATAAGTTTCTTGAAGCATTAAATCCTTTATGTGCCAAGCATGGTCTTATAATTTCAACAAGTGAATTAAGTTGTGATGTAATTGGTGATGCAAAAAAATGGTTACATATAGTTTATGAATTTACACTATCACATAAAGACGGATTTGTTTGGGATAAAACTTTTATAAAAAATCAGTTTGTTCCTTTTACAGGTGGACAAGCCATGGGTGCCGCTCAATCATATACGTTAAAACAATTTATGAGAGCATTATTTTTAATTCCTACTGGCGATAAAGTTGATGTTGATGGACAAGAAAATCAAAGATTTGATGGCAGTAAAACAACAAGATCGGATAATTTTAATGCTGCCGGAGTTAATGTAAGCAACAAACAAAAAAAGGTATTTAATCATGAATCCACTAAAGATTAGACTATTTAANAATACTTATAAGCAACAAGGCGATAATAAACCAAGTTATCAAAATTCATCAATTTCATATCCTGATGATGTATTTCCTGAAGATTATACTTTTAAAAAAGGAACTAAACATCAAATTGGATTGTGGAAAAACGAAGATGGAACGTTGTACGTTGAGATAAAAGAAAAAGTTGATAGTTCAGTACAACCACAAGCTACAAGTCAATCCTCAATGAAACCTGAAGATATTATGGGAACTCCTGAGTTTCAAAAAAAGCAAATGAGCAATAATGCTCAATCTGAGGGCGTAGATTTAAACAAAGAGGATATTCCGTTTTAATGAGAAGAAAAAAATTTACAGACAAAGAGATCGAAATTTTGAAAAGAATAGCAGACAATCCTATTTTTAAGAATTTCGTTCCTTTGCCTGAATATGTAAATAAAGTTCCAATATCATTACAAGAAATAGCTAGAAAAGTTTGTGATTATTATGAAATAGATAAATTAGATTTTTTTAGTCATAGACGAGAAAAAACACTTATACAAGCTAGACGAGATTATTGTCATTTAGCAAAAAAACATACCAGACATAGCACATTTTTAATTGGTCTAGCACTTGGTAAAGATCATTCAACAGTTTTATATCATTTAAAAGAGCAACCAACACACATTGATAGGATTGAAATTGAATAAGTACAGATCAGGATTAGAGGAAAGAGTTGCAAAACAACTAAACGATTTAAAAGTTTTGTTTGAATATGAAACACTTAAAATTAATTATAAAAAACCTGAACGTCTTGCTTATTATAGACCAGATTTTATTTTGCCTAATGGAATTATTATTGAAGCTAAAGGAAGATTTTTAACTAAAGATAGAAAAAAACATAGATTAATTAAAGAACAATTTGGAGATAAATACGATATTCGTTTTGTTTTTTCTAATTCAAAAGACAAAATAGGAAGTAAATCAAAAACTACTTATGCTCTTTGGTGTGAAAAATTAGGTTTTAAATATTGTGATTGTGAAATTCCAACAGCATGGATTAAAGAATGAGAAATCATATAAAAGTATTTACAACGTTTTGGAATACAGGCGANATATTNATGCAATCGTATCAATGTTTTTATTGTGATAGTTGGAATGCTGTTGATATTCACCATATTTCAGGTCGTGGAATGGGTGGCAGTAAAAATAACGCAAAAGATTTTGTTGAAAATTTAGCCGCATTATGTCGTTCCTGCCACGATAAAACATCAAACAAAGACTTTAATACTAAAGTTCGCATAGCAACATTAAGAAAAGTTGCAGATCAACTGGAAAGTAATTTAGATGAATAAAAACGATCCAAATTATCTATCACACGAATATTATAAAAATCTTGTTGCTTATTTAGATGCAAAAAGAATTTTAAAAAATTTAATTAAGTTACAAAAACAAGAAGAAGATAAGCAATATATTAAATATCGTTTTTTATCTAATGATAAAATTTCGTCAGAAGATGCAAAAAGAAAAGCATCTGTTGATGATGAAGTTTTAAAATATGATGAACAAATTAAAGAAGCGGAAAAAGTAGTAGATAAACATTTTTCACTTGTTGAAGGTTTAACTTGGAAAAAAGATTTATTACTTGATGCTAACGCTACCAAAAGAAAAGAAATGGAGTTTGTAAAAATAGAGACATGATACAAGCTGAAATGAGTTTTATAGACCCAATAGAGTCAAACTTTAGGAAATTTCATAGAGAGAATCCTATNATCTATAAATTGTTTAAACAATTTACGTTNCAAGCAATTAATCGTGGTCATAAAAAATTATCAAGTGAAATGATAATTAATCGTATTCGTTGGGAAACAAGCATAGTTTCTAACGATAAAGATTATAAAATTAATAACAACTATAAACCTTTTTATTCTCGTTTGTTTATGAATGAGCATCCAGATTATAAAGATTTTTTTTATAGGCGTTCCTCAAAAGCAGATACGGAGAATTATGACTAATGTAATACAATTAAATAAATATAGAGACAGCTTTACTATTAAAGTTGTTTATGATTCTGATGGTATGGAAGTTGTTGAACTTAAATATCCAAAAAAATTTAAAAATTTAAACAGTTTAGCAAAGGCAGACATTTTAAAAGACATATCATATCTTACTGATGTTGATAGAGAGCAACAATTTGACAATTACACGCAATCTATAACTAATGAGAAAAAAAAATGAGTAAAGAAATAATAGAAATAACACAAATTGATGAAGGCGGACAAAATCCTAGAACTAATCTTTTTGAAAAACCATTGTGGGAGTTACATTTTATTAATGGAGAAAAAAGAATTTTGGGTAAAGTTAAAATGGAAGAATATATTAGTAAAGCATTTGCTAAAACTTTACATCATTTTAACAAAAAATTTTTTATAACCAATACTGAAAAAAAATACACAATATGGGTTTTAGTTTTTCAAGAAAATTATGAAGATGTAATTTTAAGCACAAAACAATTACGAGAAAAATTATATATTGGACATCAAAGGCGTGATGAAGAAAAGCTAAAAGATGTTTATATTGCTAAAGAAACACAAGCGCCACAAAACCCAGCTTTATTTACTAATAGAGTTACAACAAGCACAGAAAAAAAGGAAATTATAGATTTAAGAAAAAAATTAGACCCAGACGAAGCATTTAAAATAGGTTTACATTTACACGATCACGAAAAAGAAGAAATGAAAGAGGATGAAAATGAATAGACTTTATACACGAACTGATTTATGTAAAGAACTTAAAATATCAAGTCGAACTTGTTATGATTTTCTCAAAACTCTAAAGGAAAGGTTTCCTGAGGAGAAGTCCTTAAACAGATATATTGGAAAACGTCAGCGTTTTACACAAAACGATATGGAAAGGATTGTAGAATTATCATGTTTAAAATCGAGCAACGAATTATAAAAGGAAAAAAATCAAAGTATTATTCATTTAGAGGAACATTTAAAAACAGCTTGGGACAATCTCAGCATTTTAATTGGACAAATACTTGGCAAACAAATTTAAGTAACGCAAAAATTTATGTGCGTAATTTAGAATATAAGTTAGATCAATTTAATTTAGAATTTTCTAAACTTAAATATAGTCAATTAGCTGAGTTAAAAAAACAAGATCAAATAGATACGCCATCTGAAAATACTAAAAAAATGATAGATCGTAGCGTTAAATATTTAGGTCAATATTATGTTAGAGATATTAATAATNAAATTATTTTAGATGAAGCGTTTAAATGTTATTCAATGGATGAACGATTAAAAAATAACACTTGGTCAGATTTAAACGAACACGAACAAAAAAAGAAATCATCAAGAAATAATACAATTAATAGATCGTTTATTTCTATTGCATCACTTGTTTTGCATTATGGCGCCAATGAACTTAAATGCTGTTCGTACATGGAAGTTAAACGTTTGCCTATTTTAAGTTCTAATCCTCTTTATTTTACTCCAGAAGAAGTTTATCGTTGTTTGCAATCAACAAATCATTTTCAAACAAAGCTGTTGCTTATGTTTTTAATTTATACAGGAGTTCGTTTAGGAGAAGCATTACTTGTTAAATGGGAAGATATAAATA